TCATGGGGCACCAACACGGTTTGCCATCCAGCCGAAAAAGAAATCCTCGTTCACCTGGCGCGCCTCGGTGATTTCCAGGTAGCGCACCGCCTGCAGGGCGTTCAGACCGCGCAGCAGCACAGTGGCGCCCAGCTCGCCGCGCTTCTTGAGCAGGGCCGCCAGCGCAGCCAGCGTGGCCGGGCCGACCTTGCCGTCGACAGTCAGGTCGGGCCACGCGGTGCCGCGCTGGTTCAGGGCATTGAGCAGGCGCTGCAGCCAGGGCCCGGGCACGGCGGAGCCCATGTTCACAGCCGTATCGATCAGCTCTTCGACCACACCGGCGTGCATAGCGATGATCGGCGCGAAGCCCGGCTCGTTGATGTAGCGGCGCGTGTAGACGGCAACGGCGAATTCACGCGGCAGGTTGCGCATGTCGCCAGCATAGCCAGACGCACGCGCTACGGCTTCGGTGATGCCGTACATGGTCTTGCCGCCCTTGTCGGCTGGGTTGTCGCTGTAGCCGCCCTCGCGCACAATCAGGTCATCGATGATTTTCATGCTACATCCCTTTCGTTTTCAATGTCGGCCAGCTGCCGCGTCAGAATTTTGTTGGTGATGACAGAGTTTTTGTAGTTGACCAGGTGAATGCGAATCAGCAGGATGGTGGCCACGACGCCGACGAAGATGCCCGCGTTGGTAGCCCAGCCAGTAAGCACCTGGGCCATTTCCGCAATGCTCAATCCTGCCGTGGTAGTGGCCGATGCTGCCAGAAGCCGAGGACTATTTATCGCCTCGTTGACGGCGTTCATTAATACGTTTTGCCAGTTCATCGTTTTTCACTTTCATGATGTAGACCCGGCCGCCCAAGATGAGACTGACGAAGAAAAGACCGCCAAGAATGTACGTAGCCATTAATGGTGCCTGTAAAGAGTAACCGGAAATATTGTGCATACATCACCCCCTGCATAAGCACGTCGTAAAGTGCTGGCGGGGAGTGGGTCAGGTAGACTATCCAGCCTTGGAAATTAACGACTATGCTTGCCCAGCAAAGGACTTGCATGTCGAAGGAAAGGCGGCCTGTCAGTATCTTGGCTGAACAGATCATTAAAGCGAAATCACACAGCGCGGCGCTCCCGTGATAAGCCAGCATCCATTCGTGCGTGTTGGGCCATGGATAAGCTATCTCATCGTGCGCCCAGCCTACCGAGTAAAACAGCAGGCCAAGCAGCAGGCGGAAGCGCCAGGTGTTCATTTCGACTTGGGTTTCTTCGGTGGCGTCGACTTTGGCTGTTCTGTTGGTTTCCCTTTACCCTTGCCGCCAATTTCGTAAATCGTATTCATGATGATACCTTTCAGTAGTTAAAGTGCGCTTGTCAAATATGTACCGCTAAAAATGACTGTAACAGTTGTTCCGGGGAGATCTGTTGCAGGAACGGTTGTTACAGCTAATCCGCTTCCAGATTTTCTTAGGTCAATTAAATTACTGCCAGGAGAAATAATACCTGAAAGCATGGTGTATGCTCCGCCTCCAAAGGTGAAACCAGAGAATAGAGAAATATTTACCAAAAAAGTTGAGTTTGGCGCTGGAGCTGCTGGATAAGGTAAATTTCTTATTTGCAAAGCGCCAGATATTGCAGCATCCTTGGCTGTTATGGAAATTGTTCCGCTAATTGTTACCTCATTCCCGCGCCTTGAAAAGGTTCCATCAAATGTACCAGTATGTGTTCCATTGGTAACTGAGGCTCCTAATGCTGGGGCGACTGGCCATAATCCTTGCTCTTGGTCGAATGGGGTTGCTCCGTAAATCTGGAAATCAACGGCCTTCGAAGTTGCCAGCGTGATAGTAAATGTCGTTGATGTTACGGAGGATACGACTGCATATTCGCTGTTCGTCCCATCTGTATTGACCATTCGCATGCGCGTCCCGATGCCGATAGACTCCATGGTTTTCGGAGTGATCGTTGCAACTCCAGCAGATGCACCAGAAGGAGAATAAGTAGCAGCAACTTGGCGAATGGAATTTTGTCGAATCGAGGTAGACGACCCTGCTACAAATGGGCCGGTAGTTGAGCGACCAACGCCTGATACTAATTTAGTATTTCCCTCGATTACGTTACCTGTAGACTGGTTATTAGAGCCACCAGTAAAATTAATACATGCAGGCGACTGACCAAAGCAATTCCCTGCGATTACACCATTGCTTGCATGGTCCATCAATATATTTGCAATTGCAGGAGAAATAGCAAGGTTAGTAGCAATTTCATAGCCAACACATGGACCGACATATGCTCCAGAAACCGTTGTGTCCGTCAGGCGGAAATCAGTGACGGTATGAACTTCTGATTCATTGCTGCGTATTTCCAGTCCATACACGCCAGATGCACGGATGGCTTCAAATCCAGCATTGAAATTATTATCTCTGATTGCGTGCGAACCGCCGCCATCGTCTAGGATATTGTAAAGCGCTGCGGGGTCTGCGTTAAACTGATTCCGAGTGATAGCAATTTTATTGGTAAATCCCAGCAAGACTCCAGGTGTAAAGTCTGGACCATTCACAATCCAAATTCCAATGCCTCCTGCTGGAGTAATATATTCACAACGGTCTACATTCAAATGCTCTGTCTGGTCAAAAATAGATCCGTACTTAAAACCAGTAATTTTTACCATATCAAGATCTACATATGATCCCCCCACATCAACAAAAGCAGATCCTGTAGATGCAAGGTTTGATGTTGTGATAGTGCAGTTGCTAATACCAATATTGGCGGCAGTACTAGAATTAATTGGATTGGTAGAAACGAAACCATGTCCAGCGTGGGTAAATTCAAATACGGTAGCCATCTTGGTTTTGCCAACGAGGGTAACGTTATTCTTCCAAGGAATGGATTTTGAGCAGACAAACTTTCCTCTCGGCGCAACAAGGCGCGTACCTGATGGCAGAAGACTGACGAAGATAATCGCATTAATGATGTTATCTGAGGCATCATAGGTACTGGTCTTCGCCAAAATTCCTGCCTGCTGTGCCTTGGGAATGAAATCGAACAGGCTAATTTCTTCTTGCAACTTGTCTGCTACAGTGCGCGGAGCCAGGCCGGCAGCCTGAAGATAGCCAACAACAGAGGCTCCTGAGATTGATGCAAGAGAAGTTGTAATAGCAGCAGCCGCATCGGCGGTTGGCTCCGCACGTCTCGTCCATACAGTCGATCCATCAGCTCTCTTCAAGCTGATGTCGTACGCGCCGGCGGCCAAGTAGAGTGGTGTCGGCAACTCGCCGCGGGCGTTCAAGCCAATGTATTGCCCACCCATACCATCAGCAGTATAGGTCTGAGGAATCGTACCTTCGGGGTCAGTATAGGCAACCTTCTGCGTCGTGGTGCCGTAGTCATAGGTGTACAGGCGGCCACCGACCAGGGTGATTCCGGCATCTGTAAATTCCTGTACATTGAAAAGTGCTGGCTGGCTTGCTGACATGGTTGGCCCTGGAAACAAAAAGCCCCGCATAGGCGAGGCTGGAAAAGAAAAAAGCCGCCTGGAAGGGCGGCTTGCTGGGTGCGTGGGGTGCGGGTTACTGCTGCTGGATGCGTACTGGGGTCGAGAGGTTGCCGGACAGGCTGCCGCCGGCCTGGCCAGCCAGGGCGCCGACGCCGCCATTCAGCATCAAATTTCGGTCGTTGAGTTGCTGCACGATCTTGACGATGGCATTCATGTTTTGCTGGCCCTCGGCGCCGCGCGACAGGAGCATGGCACCCATCTGGTTGCGGACGGATTCGGGTACAGCCACGCGGTTCCAGACATTCTTGGCGGCGCCAATGGCGGCCAGCGGGTTGCCAGCCTTAGCCGATGCCAAGCTGGAACCTGCCTCGGATAGCACGCGTGTATCCATATCCCCCATGCCAGCCAGGCGGGCCGCCGTCTGCGATCCCACTCCCACGCTCTGGATGCGCTTCAATTGCGCTTCCTTGGCCACATCAGCGGCGAATTCGCGGTAGGCGCGCTGGCTGCCGAAGATTGCGCGCAACTTCTCTTGCGTCGCCGGCTCCTTCCACATGTTCATGATGTTGGTTTGACCGCCTTGGGTGCCAAGCTTCTCGCGTAGGCCCTCAAAGGCACCGATGCGGAAGGCCTGAAGCTCGTTGTCGCTCATGTTGCGCACGACTGTGTTGATACCAGCCTCGCCTTGATTGATGGCCTTCTTTCCCGCGTTTGCTGCATCGATCAGGGAGCTGGGCTGCGAAAAGGCATTACGCGCGTCGCGATACAGCGACGCGCCTGTCTGGGGATTGGTGGTGGCAGCGTCCAGCTCGTTAATCAGCTTGGTCCGCAGATCTGTATAGGATCGCCCAAGTGCAGTAACGGTGCCGTCTGGACGGGTCGCTGCGGAAGATTTCAGTAAATCGTCAAGACCCTGCTTGACGTGGTCCAGATCATTCATGCGCCATGCGCCAATTTTATTGGTGACGCTGTTTCCAGCTGGCGGCGCAACGTCCATCAAAAAAGGCTGTTGATACCCAGTTGCAATCTTTCGACCCAGCGCCAATGCCCCAAGACGATCTGCGTCGCCAATGATGCTTACCAGTTGGGGCGATGGTGCAATATCAGTGTTGCGCAGCTGTGCGTAAAGTGGTGCCGAGTCTTGTGTGCGCCGTGCAATCAAGGCATCTACAGTAGTCGGCAAGCGCTGGCCCTGCGTATCGAGTGCTTTCTCGGCCGAACTGCGCATACGCTCACCCACGCCGGCCGTGCGCTGCCGCTGCAGGTTGTACACGGATTCCTTGGTTCGGCCGGGCAGGGTGGCCAGCGTGTCGAGCAGCTGATTCGTGTTGCGGCCGGCGGCGTCTGTCAGCACAGCTTCGTCACCCAGCTTGCCAAAGCGGGCGGCCACCTGGGCGAGTGGATTGACATAGCCGCCGGTCGCCAGGGTGCCGCGTGCGTCTCGCGCAATGGCCTCGGCTACCTTTTGTTTTGCATATTCCAGAGCGGATGACTGGGAAAAACGCTGTTTCACGTTGCCCGCCACGGCGCCCAGCGCACCAGTGATGGGCGAGGCCACGCCGCCCAGGGCCGCGCTGGTGGCCGCACCGGTTGCCGCGTCGCCCAGCGTACCCGCAAAAGTATCGGCCTTGGACTGCGCCGCGCCCATTACGCCGCCATACGCCGCACCGATGCCGGCCGCCTGCGCCGCCTTGACGCCAGTGCCCATGATACCGGGCGCCGCGCGCGTCATCCCCGCCATCTGCATCAGCTTGGCGCCACCCTTGACTGCTGCACCGCCGACTGGCAGCGTGGCAAGGATATCCCCGCCCACTTCACCGGTACCCGTGGCAATCGGATAGGCTTCCTTGTAAGGTGCCAGTTCGGCCGTCAGGCGGGCGCGGCCAGCATCAGCATCGTCGACCAGCCATTTCCCGGCGCGCGCCAGCATGTTCGGCTGCGGCTTGTTGCCAGTGACCAGATCGGCCATGGATGGCGTGGAGGAGCTGGTCGCATCACCGAGAACGCCATACCATTTGCCCAGCAGGCGCTGGGCGCCAAGCGCCAGGCGGCCTACGCTGGTACCGGCGCCGGCCGTCATGGCTTTTGCGCCACCCATCAAGGTGCCTTCCGCTGGGAGGGGCTTGGCTTGGGGGGGCGCAGCAGCCGGCTTGCTGGGCGCGGATACGGGCGCGCTGTCGGCGGTGCCCAGCTGAGTTTGCAGCATCTGGAAGGCTTGCTGTTCAGTCGCCCCCTCTGGCCCGGCCACCGAGTACTTCTTCCCGTCCGGGCCGGTGAATGTGAAGGTGGGCATTATTTGACCTCCACAGACCAGCCTTGCGGCAGAGTTGGTTTAACCGGCGCGGCGGTACCAGTCGAATCGATGTAGCGTTGATTAATATTGCGAATGGTCCGCATGGCGGCGCGTTTGGTCTGCGCGGGCAGCGTGGGATCGCCAATCTGGCCGGCCATTTGTCGATACAGCAAGACGTCCTTGTCCGATTGCGGGCCCGACATTTTCGGCATCTTGGAGATCAGCGCACCTTCCAGCGCGCGCAGTTCCGATGCGGCCTCGGCGCCCGACGTGCTCTTGCCCATGGCGCGGGCAGCCATATCGACACCCATGCCGACATAGCCTTGCGTCGACTGGTCGAGCAGCGGCTCTGCCAAGTCCAGCAAGCCCAGCACGGTTTGCGCATCGGCCAGTTTGGTTTGCTGGTCGGTCGTCTTTGATGCCACAGGGCCGCCTGGGATTGCTTCGAGCGAACCGTCCGGCTTCCAGCGGTAGCCCGGAGGTGGCTTGCCACCTGGCCCATTCGCCTCGCGCATGCGCGAATCGACCTTGTTTTGCCCGGAGACCGTCACAGCACGGTTTGCATCGCCCTCGGACTTGATGCGCTGGTCAGTGATGCCGAACTGGCGCACCTGCTCCTGCTGCTTCATCTGCTCAAATTGCTGTTTCAATTGGTCCGTCACCGACTGGCCACCCTGCATAGCCGCCGCCTTCCACTGGGCGAAGGCTTGTGGGTTGCTTGCAGCCTGCTGGATGCGGGCAACACCTTGCTCATACTGGCCCGGCTGCGAAAACAGACCCAGGGCCCGGCTTTCATCTGCCCACGCCAGCGCATCTTCCGGGCTTTGCACGGTAGCGAGCTTCTGCGACTGGAAATTGTGCAGGGCAACAGATTGAGCGAGCTTCGTTTTGGCGGTTTCCGCGTCGTCCTTGTCGGCGGCAGCAGTACCTTTGCGCCGCTCGATCAGCGACTTGTCGAGAGCATCGGCCGCCGCGAAGCCTTCCGGCGAAGCGGTACCGCGCATCGCCTGGATGCGCTGGTCGTCGGTGGCGCCTTGTGGCAGACCCATCAAAGCCTGGCGCAGCTGGTCCGCGCGCTGGCGCGATTGCACGCCGTCGGTATATTTTTGCTTGCCGGCTGCCAGCTCCAGGGCGTTCTGCCCCAGGGCCTGCTTGCGTGCATCGGCCGCATCGTACTCAGCCGTGTATTCCATGACCGATTTCGGTGGCCGCAGGTACTGCTGGAAAATATTGTCGTCTGCCATTTTTCAATTCCCGATCAAGGCGAGTAGCCGAAGCCGTAGTCGTTAAAGTTGGCGGTCTGGTTCGTCGCGCCTTCGGTGATGCCTTGCGAGCTGTTGCCGCCCGAATTGCGGCCATACAGTGCCGCCAGCTGGTTGCCTGCATTCCCCCAGATATTGCCCTGCGCAAGCGTCGCTGCGCCGGCATTATTGGCAGCGGCCTGCGTCAAGGCATTGTTGGATGCCGTAGTCTGGGCACCAAGGGCGCTGACGTTCTGCGTGCTGGTCTGGCCGATCTGCGCCAGAGCGGCCAAGCGGTTCAGCCGGTCGCTACGCGCCTGGTTGGCGCGGTTGTAGGCTGCGCTGTAGCCGCTGGTGGCGTAGTCGGTGCCATATTGGGCTGCTGCCTTCAACGCGGCGCCGGAAATACGGCCGCCAGCGGCGGACGTTTGACGGTTGATGGCTTGCTGACCCTGGTCTAGGCCAAACTGATAGCCGGGTTCGAGTTGCACCTGACTCCGGTCGAGTGGGGTGTCGTTCTCGCTGGCGAAGGTGCCGAGCGCCTTGGCGCCGGCCTCGCGGTATGGCGCATAGTCGGCGCGGGTCTGGTCGTACTGGCGTGCGTTCTCAGCCAGTGACTTATCAGTACCCTCCGCCTGTTTGTTCGAGGCGCTTTTTGTGGCGCTGGCACCGATCAGCGCACCACCTACAATTGCTGCTGCTCCCCAAGGCATGCTATTTCTCCTTCCTGATGCAAACGATCATCGTCACGCGCTCGTACGGCGTGGGATTGGTGACCCAGTGCAGGTATTGATTGTCGAACCAGTATACGTCTCCCGGGCGCGATTCCAGGCGCTCATCCTCGAAACAGAATTCCTGACCTGGTGCGCTGGTCAGCTGCACGGCAAATTTGTCATAGCGACGCGCATGCCAGCCCGGATCCGTGTGCGGCTTGCATTGGGCGCCAGGCGGAATGCGGGTGATCAGCACGCCGCCCAGCTCGACACCCTGGACCATGTGCATCAGGTCGTGGCACATGCCGATGATGCCCAGCGCCTCAGCTGCTGGGTACCAGTACGATTCGTGTACACCACCATCGTCGGCGCGGGCCGGGGCGCCGAAGCGGGCCCAGATATCGTCCAGACCGTGATGTGGGCTATCCGGGCTGATCGTGCGCGCATCGTGCTGGTTCCACAGTTCGGGGTGGCTGCGCAGCGCCCACAGGATGGGAGCAACGGGAAAGTCCTTGGCAACAAGCAGAATTTTCTTACCCATGCCCAGGCACCAACTTGAGCGATTCTTGCGCCAGTTCCTTCGGCGCCAGATGATCTGCCCACAGGCACAACCACACCACGTCAGTGACGGCGCGCACGCTGTGCTGAGTATTGGCCGGCACGGTCAACAGGCGGTAGCCAGTGAGACGCTCGGTCTTGCCATTGATAGTGACATCTGCTGTGCCGGACACCAGCACCGACATATGCGAATGGGCATGGACGTGGGATTCGAGCAGGTATCCCGCCTCGGCGCGCGTCTGCACCGCAAAGACATTTCCCGACTCGGCGTCGCCGCCGTGAAATTCGATATCCATTAGCCTGCCACCCCGATCTCGCCTTCGCCCGAAATCGTCAACGCGCTGGCGGTACTCGCGCCGCCCACCAGGAAGTCCACCGCGTCCATGCGCAGCAGGCCATACCAGTCATACGAGGAATTGGCCGCCACTACCTGTCCTGCGCCCACCACTTCGCTACCAGCCGCGTTTGCGCCGGTCGCGCCGAGCCACAGCGAGAAGCTCACGGCGGCCGCAGTGCGGTTCGTGATGCGCAGGTGCTTGAGGATGATGAACTGCGGCGAGGCGCCTGCATTCACGCCGCCGCTCGCTGCTGGTGGATTGAGCAGGTTGGTGGTCAGGGTCGCGCTCAGTGCCAGGGGGCCAAAGCGAAATGTCTTGTTCGATGCCATGATTGCCTCTTAGGTATTTTTAACTGGCCAGAGAACGTCATTGCTCTCGGCGTCTTGCAACAAAAATATGGCCGGGCCAGCCGGGCCAGTCTCGCCGCGTGGACCAGGCGGCCCTGGTGTGAGCTCTGGCGCTTCCGGATCGGCAGCGGTGAAGAAGAGTGCCGGGCCGGGTGCGCCAGTTGCGCCATCGCTACCTGGCGGGCCTGGGATGACATCCGCCGCTTCGCCGGCGTCACTCATGAAGGCCAGCGCCGCGCCCGCCGCACCAAATGCGCCAGCGGCGCCGGATGCGCCGTCCTTGCCCGGCAGGCCTATCTGCCCGACCGCCGCGCTGGTGTCGGTAACCTGGGTATTGAGGGAAAGGAAATAGCGCGCCCATTCCGGCGTGAGGTAGATCTCGACCTGCTTGCCGGCCACCATTGCGGTACCGATGGCGATACGGGTTGGGGCTGGGACGCTAATCATCAATGGCCGCCGCATGGATATTGAATGGGACGGGGTCGGAGCAGCGGATCCGGAAAACCCGGTCGTGCGCCGTGCCCAGCATCATCCAGCGCACTTTCTGCATCCAGCGCCCGATGGCGCCGAGCGGGCGCAGCAGCTTGGGGCCGAAGGTATAGCCGCCATCGTTCGACAGTTCGAGCGTGACGTTGCCGCCGTGGCCGGTGGTGCATGCCAGTTCCAGTCCAGCAAAGGTGATCGGTTCCATGCTGCCCTTGACCATATGGGGCCATGTGCGCTCGCGCACCAGCGGATCGCCGCCCAGGGTGTAGGTGGTGGGGTCAATCTTGTACAGCTTGCCGGCGGCATCGCCAGCATATTGCGCACCATTAGCGAAACACACGTTGGTAGCACGCAGCGGCGCCCAGCCATCGCCCCACTCGGCACGTTCATGCCATTGCTGCATGGCGGCGTCGTAGACCAGTGTGGTGCTCATGCCTGGCGCGTTGATGCCGATGAATTCATGCCCGTCAACCTGGTATGTCCACATGCTGGCCGCTGCCAGGTCGGTAGACTTGGCCAGCAGCTGCTCGATGGCGCGCGTGGAGACGCGGGCAGGGGCATGGCCCAGCATGCGATACACAATGCCGCTGCCGGTGCGCGTCTGGCCGATCCAGAAGATCGAATCGGCAGCGACGATGGCGGCATCCTTTCCGACGCAACCGACGTCGATCTGCGCCGAGTTGTAGCGCGCGAAAGGGAACAAGGCGCCGCCGCTGTTGATCCAGATTTCGGTGGTGTAGGTGCCCAGCAGGATCAATTCACGGTGCAGCACCTTGCTGGTGACGATGTTGTCCGGCTGCGCGTCGGCCGAGGTGAAGTCCAGGGCATCGATCTTGCTGGCGTCGTCGAGGGCGGTGATGTAAAACTGGTCGATACCGGGCGCCACAAAGATCATATAGCCATCGATGAAGTCGACCGTGTTCGAACCGCGCCAGGCCGGCGAAGTGATAATGCCCAGCACATTGCTGGCCAAGGTGTAGACCTGGCCCATCGCTCCGGACACGATCACCAGCTGGGTGTTGTTGTGCGCCATGCCGACGGTGCCACTGGACGATGCCAGCGTGCCGCGGCTGACGGCGGCGCCGTCCACGATCTCGAATAAGGTACTGCCAGCCACGACGAACCAGCGGCCTTCAACGTTGCGCTGGCCACGAATCTCGGCGCCCAAGGTGAGGAACAGGGCCAAACCAGGGGCCGACACCTGCGTCAGCACGCGCGTTTCACCCAGACCTTCGATCTGCTCCAGATAGCAGTTGATCGCCGTCTGCACAGCTGCCTTGCGATCATCCAGGTGGTAGCTGGGGCCGATGCAGGCGACGTAGTTGCGGCCGGCCATCAGTTCCATCCCTGCAGGATGTTGCCGACGCATGTCGGCGCCAGCGGGTTGGCGCTCAGCATGGCGGGGCGGACATTTCCGCTTTTTATGCGGAATAGAGCGCGTTGCTCGGCCAGCATCAGGTCAGCGGTGACCTTGCCCAGCAGTGCCGGTGCCATGGCCACGGCCAGAGAGGCTGCAAAGGCACCCTGATAGCCAGCAGGCAGCAAGTAGCCGGTATCGAGGTCTGCAAACTGCGAAAAGGCCTTGCGCGACAGCGCGTTGATGGTGTTTCCGGTGGCGGCTGGATACAGAAAGATGGTGGACAGGCCATCTTGCGCCCAGACTTCCGGACGGCCACCTGTCGTTTTCAGCTGAATATCGTTGTATTGCGCCATGGTGATGGGTGCCATGGGATAGTCGTCGGCTTGCAGCTGCTCGACCTGGTCACCCGGTGCGATTGCTGCAAAATCACCAGCGCCCAGCGTTAGCGTCGGACCCGTGACCACGCCGGAGATGATCTGGTCTTGCGGCGGCATGGTGCTGCCGACCGACCAGTCATCGGCGATGGCATTGAGCCGGCGCAGGCAGACGGCGGCGAGGTCGGCGTCGACCGCCTCGCCGGGCGCCAGCCGGTTCATGGACTCGAGGGCCAGGCTGATGATGGTGCGGGCGGTGACCATGGCTTACTTGGCCGCTTTTTTCTCGGGTGCCGCTACGGCGATGAATGCCGGCTCGTAGCCCGCCTCGGTCAGGGCCTGGTGCTCGTCTTCATCGTTCGCCACGGCGAAGCCGATGCCTTGCTGCAGTTTCATATTCAGTGGGTACATGGTTTTCCTTGGTGATGGGAAAGAAAAAGGCCAGCGGGAAGGCTGGCCCTGGGCGCTTTAGTTGGTGCGGCGCACTGCGAAGTTCGGCAACGTCACCGCCGCACCCCACAGAATGTCGAAGCGGCTGACGAACTTGTTGTTGGTGATGTCGTAGCCGCGCACAAAACGCAGCGACAGGCCGCCCTCGTCGGCCATGGACGCCTGATAGGCCATGTCCATACCGCCTGGCAGTTCCTGCTTGGGCGAGACGAAGGTGATGGCGTCACGGTGCCAGACCATGTTTTGCGTATAGGTCTGGTTGGCGGCGCCGGAAGTGATCGTCAGGGCAGCGTTATCCGCGGGGCGCGCGGTCACATTCTGGTAGGCGCCACCAGCGATGATGGCCGGGCTGCAGATGATGGTCGCGTTGCCGGCGCCATCGGACGATACCGCTGCGGTCACCAGGAAAGATTGCAGCACCCCGGTGGATGCCTTAGTTTCAGGGTTGACGGAAAACACGCCGGCGATGTTGAAAGTATCGCCAGCGTTCAAGCGCAAGGCTGCCGCAGCGGTCCAGGCATCGGTAACGAGCGACGTCGTTGCCGCGTACGGGTTGTCCGTCGCACCCACGTTGATGACGCCCTGGTTGGCACCATTCACCAGCGGCACACCGCCCAGCGGGCCAACGGTGTGCGACGGCACGTTCTGCGACATGGCAATGTCCAGGCCGGCGCCGGTTTTGATGATACCCGTCTTGTATTGCTCACCCAGCACTTCCTTGTTGTTGAACAGGCCTGACAAACCCGCCACGATGGCGGCATTGGCGCCAGGCTCGATTGCCGCCATGCGCATGCCATCGCGCGGCACGCTCATACGGTCCAGAGGCACACCAGCCTGCAGCAGGTCTGCAAACGTCGCTGGTGGCGTGCCAGGCGTGCCAACGATCTGGTGTGTGCCGTTTTTCAGGATGTTGCCGACGCTGTAATCCAGGATGGCGGCCAGTTTCAGGCCAGCAGGCTTGAGATAGCGGTCCTTGAATGCCTTGCTGACTTTGCCGTCGCTGCCGATGGAGGTGGCCAGTTCGGTCGAGCCGACGCCGAAGTCCAGGCCCAGCAAGGGCTGCAGGGTTACCGGGACGCTGCGCTCGGTGATGTCCTGCACGTTGGCGGTCTCGCCGGTGCGATGGGTGAACTGGACTGGCGCACGCGCATTGACGGTGTTGCCCGGCTTGAGTTCTTTTTCCCAGGACTCCTTGAAGTCCGAGTTCATATTGCCCAGAAAAGCCGAGCTGTTATGTGCGATGCGCAGGACTTCGTTCGTGATGACCTGCGAGGTGATGAGTGCGTTAGCCATGTATGGCTCCTATTTAGCGTTGTGCCCGTTCCTGGGCGTTTGCCCAGGCGATGTAGGCCTTGGTGTTGGATGGGTCGGGCATGGGGCTGGTCTTGCCGGCGCCGTTGCGCGGCGCTTCCAGCGGCTGCGCCGCGTTGCTGGGCTTCGGCTTGGTGTTTCCCTTGGCCGCTTTCAGCTTGTCTTCCAGGCGCGTGATGGCGCGGCCGGCTTGAATTGGCGACATGGTCGAAATACGCTCAGCCTCCTCGGCGTTATCTGGGTCGGTGAGGTACTCGATGACGCCTTTCGGATCGTCGGATTCGAAAATCGCGTCGGTGGCAGGCTTAGGCGTGCCGCTGCGATCTGCTAAACCGCCGAACACATCGTCCAGGTCGGACGCCAGGGTGTCGAACTTCTCGGCACCCCACTCCTTGGCCAGTGAGGTGACAATCCCCTGACGGCGATCAACCACGGCCTGCTGCTGCGTCAGCGCTGGTGCAAGCTGCTTGGCTTGCTCTGCGATGTGGCGCTGCATTTCTGCACGAGTCATCGATACGGGTTCGTCATCGTCGGCTTCGGTGTTCTGTTGCTGTTGCTGTTGCGCAGCAGGGATTGCGGCGCGCGCTTCGTACTTCTGGCGGGTCAGGCTGTCGACCCTGCGGCGCAGGCGCGCCAATTCGCGCTGTTCCGGCGTTTTTTCTTTCGGCTGCTGCTCCGCTGACGTGGCATTGCCATCGCCTTCATCGGAGTTGGTGGAAGTATCGGCGTGGCCAGCATCGGCATGCTGTTGATCATGCTCAGCGCCGACCTGACTATCGTTGCTGGCGCCCGCCGCGGCGTTGTCGCCCTGTGGCAATGCGGTTTCAGTGTTCAATTTCGACTCCCATAAAAGAAAAAAGCCGCGATCAGCGGCTGGTTGTGGCAAGTAATATGTTTTTAGTCGGCACTGACAATGAAGAAGTCGACCGAAACCTGACCTGTTGCGGCAGCATTCAAGTTGATGGTGAAACTGCCTGCTGCGGGCACCACGTTCTTGACAATGGCAGTGGCATCGTTGCTCGATACCATCGCCATCACGTGCGCATTCAAGGTGCACAGGCTGTTCGTAACGACAATCGCCGTTCCAGCCGCCGAGATGTTGACGCGCCCTGCGGCCTTATTGATGGTCACCGCGCCGACCGTGCCGGTATTGGTGTAGTCCATGTAGAAGCGCGCCCAGCCCAGGGTACTTGCGCCCAGTTGGCAGCCGCCATTGGTATATGGCCGAAATGTGACGCCGGAAAAACCGGCGCGGCGATTGTTCAAAGAGCCAAAGCCACCAGTTCCGAACCAGATCGCATTGCTCGATCCCGTGCTATCGGTTGCAATGACCATGTCGCCAGTCTTGCCAGCACCGCTGGGGGCCGAGCCGAACAGGTAGCTCTCGTTCTGGCCTGTAATCGCATATGCCGCCTGCGCGTATGCACTCGATGTGATGCCCATATCCATGAAGCCGGTCAAGTCACTCGACGTGACGTTGTCGGGGTAGGCGACCAGATCAGCGCTTGAATTTGCGGTTGCAGACTTGTTCTGGATACTGATTTGGGTAAAGTTATCGACCGAATTTGTGGCCTGCAACGTTGGATTGGTCAGCTTTGCTGGTGTGCCACCGCCTATAATGGAAAGCCCTGGCACGCTGATTGCTGCAGTAGGGTCATAGAAGCTGCGGAACTCATAATCGAGTGTATTGCAGCTGGTATTGAGGAGCAAAACAAGCGCACCCTCAGGAAATGGCCCGAGAATTTGTCTGGTCGCATCAGGCCCGAAATTCGTCGTCACTGCTGCGTCGGCGCCAGCGGTCAAGGTGATACTGCCAAGACCGCCGTTAGATGCGATGGCCAAAGTACCGCCATCCTTCACGGTCGCGGAGACCGTAGAGCCGATTGCCAGCGCTGTCATTGTGGAATTTCCTGTTCAGATAAAGAAAAACCCGCACTGGGCGGGTTCGGTTGGGTCTGCATCGCGGCAGGGTCTTGCGGATCGAGTGGGCCGGGTGGCGCTTGCGCATCCATCTGCTCGGGATCATTCGGGGCGGGCGCTTGTGCCTGCTGCGCCTGCTGTTCGGCCAGCATGGCAGGCTCATCTACGCTCTCGGGCATTTCAGACGGCAGCGGGGTCGGGTTGCTAAGCATGCTTTCAATGGTTTGCGCCACCATCATCTGGATTTGTTCCGGCGTCATGGCCGCGCTGGTCAATTGCAGGCGCTTGGTCTCGGCGTCATAGGCCTTGATGTTCAGTTCGCGCTCCTTGGCCTCATTTTCTTCGCGCTTGTTGTGCACCTGCTCCATGGCTTCATCTGCCTCGGTCTGCGCATCGTGCGCATGCTGCAGCGCCTCTTTGAGTGACTCTTGCATCTGCTTCATTTGCTGCATCAGCTGTTCGGGTTTCGGTGCCTTGTTGGTCTCCGGGTCCAGGATGGATTGCACTGCCGAGGGTGCCATGGCGGTCAACACCTGGGCCAACTTATCGGCATGCGGGATATCCAGGTTACGCGCCCACAGCGGTGCGATGGCAGGCGTAAGGTCCGGGTTCGTGCGCATCACCTCGCCAAGGGCTGTCTGTGCCTGGCTGCGCTGGGTGGAGAACGACGAGCCCACCACCACGCGCACGTCATAGTCGCCGACGTTCGGGTTGATGACGATACCCCCGTCAGTGTCCCGCATCGCCTCCTTCTGCTCTGGGTCGATGGTGACCGTGCCGGGCTTTGCGTCGATACCCATGATGCGCTGCTGCCGCTTGGTATCGATCAGCTTCGTCGACATCTGCACGGCGATGCGGCCTACCTGGCCCAGAGAGAAGGCCAGCTGTTGCGGGAAGTGGCTGGTACTGGCTTCGCCTTGCTGCTTGCGTGCATCGATGGCCACGCCAGACGACTCGTTACTCGGCGCGCCCAGGTTGGCCTGATACATGCCAATGCTCGCTTCCAGGTCATGCAGCGCATCGGCGGCGCCAACTGCATGGTTTTGCAGGTTGACGGACACATTCGGGCGCGAGGGCGCCGCAATAGGCTGGCCGCGCTCATCTACATCGTGATATGGCAAGTAGGCGCGTGAATCGAGCGAAGCGCGGTCCCACAGCTTTTCCAGGCCGGCGATAGCGCGCGCTGGCGTGACCCATGGTGCCTTTGGCGCGCTGCCCATATAGGCCAGCAACTCCGACTTGTGATAGTTGTAGGCGCGCTGTGGGTTCATCGCGCGGCGCGGGATACCGCAATAACGCATGACACCGTTCTCGATACCCCAGTAACCATACACCGGCACAATTCCGATGGAATCGGCCGGGTACAGGCCTTCGCTGTCATCCTTGTTCTTCGGGGTCTCCAGAATACCGGCGCCAGACATGGTGCGCCACTTCACGCACTCATATTTATCCTTGTACGTCCGCTGCAGCGGCAGTTGCGCTCCGGCCGCCTTGCACGCCGCCCAGTATTCATCCTCGCTGCCCGCCTGGTCTTCGCCATCGAGACCGGTCCAGATACTGACGTGGCGCGTTTTCTCTTCCTTGTACCACTGCTCGGCCACGATGATGGATTGTCGCTCACCTTCGCCGCATGACTGGCGCTCCGAGCCGAAGCTCTTTTTCTCGGCCTTGACGCCGTACTTTCGCTCGAACTCGCGCTGGCTGACGGCGGTCAGAAGATAGCCGAACGTGGCATCGCTGCCGTCGAGCTGCACACTCCATGGGTCGAACACCACGCGCAGCGGATCGGCTACAGCGCTGATACGCGGCTCCTGATAACCAAGCGCGCGGTCGACGTATTCAGGGCGCACTACCAGATAGCCCACTCCGGTGCGGGCCGACGAAGTCAGGGCGATACCGTAAGCAGCCTGCGCACGGCTGGCGTATTCGATATGGCGCAGCATGCCGTCGAGCTGCTCGCTCACCTTCACATCGGCGCCCGAGCCGACTGGCACCGTGTGAATGGCTGGCGGCGACTTGGTGACTTGGCCGGCTACGTTGGCGACGTACTGGCCCACATGATCCATCACCAGGCACGGCCGCGCGCCACCCGGGTCAAGCTCGCGGGAGCGTTTGACGGCTTCATCCCATTGCTGCGGATTCGATGGGTCGGAAAAGCGCAGGTCTTCCTCTATCTGCTGCCGCTGTTCGCGAGTCGCGTTCATCGCGTCCTCGTACAGCTCCTGCGCTTCCTGGAAGTCGTCCATTAAATTGCCCTTGCTCCTGATGCTGCTGAATTGGTGTAGTCGTAGACGGGCCGCGACGTGTCGTTGGTCATGCTTTCCGCATTGATGGCGATGTAGCGTAGGTTGTCAGCGCCGTGCGACCACTCATCGTGCAGTGGCGCGCCAGCCTCGCGGGTTTGCTGGTTGATCTGGCGCCGGTACCGCTTGGCACACTGGAACAGCCGCGCAGCGTTGCCCTTGTCAAAGTACATGCGGCGAAAGGTCATGCGGGTCAGGCGAATACCGTCTTCAATGCTCATGTTCGGGGTGATTCGCACATCCCATCCGAAGCCGCGCATGATTTCCTCGGCACTCTTGCCGGACTTGTAATCCTTGTGGCGGCCATCATGTGGCAGAAAGACCAGGCCCCAGTTGTAATTCTTCTTCTTCAGATCGTCCGAGTAATGGTCAAGCGTCTTGTGGCTGTCTTCGATGTTCTCGATGATGCGCAACTCGCCGGCGTGGCGCTGCACGAGGCTGATCGACATGGCATCGTTCCAGCCCAGGTCAAAGATCACGTGCACCTTCAGCATCGGGTCGTAAGCCACGTTGCATAGGCGCCTCTCTTCCTCGGCCTGGGCAACTTCCGCGTAATAGATCGCGCCGACCACGGCGGGCATGCACTTGCCCTCCCAGATGTTGCTGTACTCGGCTGGCGGCAGCGTCAGCTTGGCGTGCTGACGCTCTTTCTCCAGCGTCTCGGGGAACCATGGGTTGTCCATGTAGTTCATGTCGACGATGATCGCGTCTTCAGGCTGGTTCGTGATGAAGCGGTCGTAGGTCTCGTCCGAATCGAGTTCCGGATTGAACGACAGCCATATCTCCGAGCCGTCCTTCCGAATGGTGGGGATCAGCACGGCCCAGCTGCGTTTGCTGACCGTCTGCGCTTCTTCCACCCAGACGATATCGCAGCCCTCGAACGACTTGACCGACTCGACCGTGTGCTCGGCCAGGCCCGAGAAAGCAAACTCGGTGCCATTCTTGCCTCGTATCTCGGTATCAAACACCTGGTAGAAAGAGCCAAGGCCAAGCGCCTCAATCTGATCCTTCAGCAGTTTGTGCACGGACTGCTTGATCGACTTCTGCACCTCGCGTGCGCACAGTATGCGCAGCTTTTGCGCGCTTCCCTTGATCAACAGTGCACGGGCAAAGCTCCAAGACTTTGCACTGCCACGGCCGCCTTTTGCGCCCTTGTAGCGGGCCTTCTTCGTCAGCAGGAAGGCCAGCTTTTGCGGGAATTTAATTGCCATCAGGACTCACGAACTCGATTTGCCAGTTCATCGTTTCCGGAACGTTGCCCTTGTTCATGTCGTCGATAGCTTCCTTGTTCGCCCTCAACAAGTTCATCGGGATACTGCTGGCGGCGTTGGCATGGCCCTGCAGCAGCGCCGCCACTTGCAGGCGCTTAATACTTTTCAATGGATCCACGTCGTCCACCAGTTCGAGCTGCTGGTTTGCCAGCATCGACAAGCGGTGCATCGAGGCAGCGCTAAACTCGGCTGCCGACGCGGCATGCTCACTCACATTCGACAGCTTGCGCGCCAACTCAGAGACGATCCGCTGCTGGCCTTGCGGCAATGCGCCGAACAGTTCGGCAATATGCTTATTCGTCGCATCAGCCTGAACCATCTTTTCCGCTATGACGCGCAGGTCTTTTTTCGCATTTGGCGCTTCGGCTTTATTCGGCTTTAATTTGCGCCGGATGGAGGATTCATTGACGCCGAATTCTTGCGCCAGCGCATTAATCGAAACACCGTCGACCAGGTGGCGCCGCTCAACCTCTACCCACTGGTCATTGGTCAGCGACGATTTGCGACCCATGACCAGTTCTCCTATGAAAAAACACGCGCAGAATGCAAAAAGCCCGCGACCATTTCTGGTAGCAGGCTTATTTCCGGGCGCACGAAGCCCCGACAGGTCGAAATATACGCGGCTTTTTTCTTGGTTGCAACCCCTCTCAGCAGGCGATGCGGCTTTTCAGCAGCGAAAAAAGTGATTCGATGGCGAGATCGAACACCACTTCAAAGTCCGCGCGCCATGCGTTGAACGTGTTCAGCCCATAGTGAGAAAGCACGGCTGTGCGCTGCAAAACCGGCAGTTCCCACACCGCAGAATCGACCGCGCGCACTATGAGCTTGTCCACTTCGACCTCAATATCCTCAATGGAATGGATGCGGGCGTCGGGCGCGCCCAGGCACTCACGCCGCGCGCCTTCGCCGACGGCGCCGCCGATGCTCATGCATTCCGCCCAGCGGTCGAGCATGCCTTTGATGCTGTCGTAGTGTTCTTGTCGCATCGAATTTCCTATTTTCAGTCTGTTTTTAATTGCACTTTTTGCCATTTTCCGAGGCGGTGCGCTGGATTTGTACCGATGACTACCGATAATCGTGCTATTCAGGATTCATGCGGGTTTGCGGGTTGGTCTTCGCCACTTCTTCGCCGTGCAGTGAATCCCATTTTTTCGGCCATGCGGCCCTGGGCTTGCACAGCGATGTCGAGGTTCTTCTCAAGGTAGGCCATGGTGGTGCTGGGGTTCTTGTGACGCATGACCTTCTGGATGGTCTGGATCGGCACGCCTGATTCGGACAGCAGGGTGGCAAAGCTGCCGCGCAGACGGTGTGGGGTGATGCCCTTGGTCTTGCAGTGGGCGTTGGCAGTGGCCATAGGGCGGCGGGCGAAGCCGGGCGGCTGCTGGCTGCCGTCCTTGCGCGCGGTAATCAGGCCTTCGGGCTGGCGCCGGGGTTGCAGGTAGTCGACCAGCCACGCGGGCATAGGCACCGGCTCGGCCTCTTTGCCCTTGGTGATGCCTGGCGTGTAGGTGCGCCGCTCCCAGTCGATCCATTCCCAGCGCGCGCTGGTGGCCTCGCTTTCGCGCAGGCCCAGGCCAAACATGAAGCGGATGGCGGTGGAGACGGCGGGGGAGCGGCGGCCCGCGCCGTCGATAGCCTCGAACCACTGCATGGCCACATCAAGCGGCAGGATTTTACGCGGGCGCTTCTGCGTGCTGAGCATGGCCACATTCCATGGCCGGCGTGCCAGCATGCCCTGCGAAACGGCCCAATTCGTCACCAGCCGCATCACGCGCAGCCAGTGGTTGGCCGTGGCCGGCTCGCGCGTGGCCAGATGCTCGTTGCGGGCCAGCTCGATGTGGCGCGCGGTGATCTCGCTGACGAGCAATTCGCCCAGGTCGTACAGATGCAGGCGATAGCAGGTGCTGACGCTGCGCACATGGGCGGCGCTCGACACCGGGCCGCGCACCAGCAGCCACTCGGCGAAGAGCGCGCGCAGCGTCGGTACCGGCTTGCCGCCGTTCGTGCGCACCACCTCTTCATCGTAGGCGCGGCTGGCCACCGCTTCGGCGCGGGCCTTGGCGCGCTCGCGCGTGCTGCGCTGCACGCGGCTGCCGGCCACCTGGAAGCGGTAGTGCCAGATTTTCTTGACCTTGAACAGGGCGAATGTCATGCGGATGGTCCTTTTTGCTAGAGGTGTTCGGCCAGGCCGCGCTTGTAGCTCTGGGTGGGGGCCGCCGGGCGTGGCCGTTTGTTGTCGGTAAATCGGGTGTACATGCCTTCGTAGGCGAGCAGCACGTCATCAATGCGTCCCTGCCGGTTCTTAGCCACGAAAATGTCGGCGCAGCCACGCAGGTGGCTTTGCGGGTTGTCCACCTCGTCGCGGTGCACGAAGATGACGATATCGGCGTCTTGCTCGATGGCGCCGGAGTCGCGCAGGTCGGACAGTTGCGGGCGCGCCTTGTTGGCTGCGTTGCGAGACAGCTGGGACAGGGCCAGCACGACGATATTCAATTCCTTAGCCAGCGCCTTCAGGCCGCGCGAGATTTCCTCGATCTGGCTATTGCGGTTGTCGCCGGCGCCGCTCATCAGTTGCAGATAGTCGACCACTAGCAGGTCAAGGCCATGCTTGCGTTTCACCAGGCGCGCCTTGCTGCGTACGTCCAGCAGCGTCAGCGCCGGCTGATCGTCCAGGTGTAGGGCCATGGCGTTCAGTTTCACGTTGGCCACCGTGAAATTGTTCCAGTCGCCATCGCTGAAATCACCGCGGATCACTGTACTGAGTGGGATGCTGCCAAGCGCGGCTACAGCGCGGTCGAGCAGTTCGCCGTTCTGCATCTCCTGCGACAGGAACAGCACCGAGTGTGTCTCGGCTGCATTGGTGGCGATGTTCAGTGCCAGCGCGGTTTTACCCATCGATGGCCGCGCGCCCAGGATCACCAGCGCGCCACGATTCGGGCCACCGTTCAGCAGGCGGTCAATATCGGCAAAACCGGTGGCGATGCCGGTGTATTTGCGCTCTGCACGGTCGCCCAGCACATCGATGTGCGCCATCATGGCAGCGCTGGCCTGGATCGGCTCGCGCAAGGTACGCGTTTCGGCCAGCGCCGCCAGGGCCGATTGCGCAGCGTCGAGCACCTCACCGGCGCTGCGGCCGTCCGGTTTGAAAGCCATTTCGGACATGTCGGCCGTGGCGGCCAGTAGGCCCCGGCGCAACGCGCGGTCGCGCACCAGGTCGGCATAGCGGCTGATGTTGGCGGCGCTGGGCATGCTCTGGGCCACTGAGTTCAGGTAGGCCACGCAGTCAGGCAGCGACTGGGCCAGCGCGGTGGACACCGTGATCACGTCGCATTCGCCACCCTGGGCGATCTGGCGCAGCACTTCCACGAAGATCGTGCGGTGGTCGTGCCGGTAAAAGTGCGCCGGGCGCAGATCGCCCATGCGGTCGACGCCACCGTTATCGCGCAACAGCGCACCGATGACGGATTGCTCGGCCTCGATGGCGGCCGGCAGGGTTTGTTCTTCGGTCATGCCGCTTCCTTGGTTTCTTGAAATTTCTCTGCCTGCTTGCCGTTCGAGGTCAGGAAGTACTGGCCGTCACGGTCGATAGCCCACAGCTTGAAATAATTGTTTTCGACGTACTTGCGGAAGGTGGCGCGCCAGTCCTTTTGGACCTTCGCCGGTTGCGTACCACCCGGCTGAAAGCGCCTGCAGAATTCGGCCCAGGCCAGCGCTACCATGTCAACGGGAAGTCCCGCGCCCTGGGCATAGGCCCACAGCGGGGCGTAGTCGCGTAGCGGACGCTCCCCCTTGGCCTGACAGTCGGCGAGGAAGGTTTTCAGGGCTGTCGCTGGGGTAGCGTCTTTTTTGCGAGGCTTGGCAGCAGGCCCCGCGTCAGCGGGGTTTGGGGTACTTGTTTTTAATGTAGATGAAGATGAAGATGTAGGGCCGTCTCCTAAGTCATCACCAATGGGGGGCTTTGGTGTAGTCTTTGGTGTGTTGTTTGGTGGTGCGTTTTCGTCGCCAAAACGGGTACCTTGTCCGCGCCGTTGGCGGATATATTCGTCGCGCACAAAGCGGCTGCAGTACCACAATGGACCTGCGTTTGACGTGACCAAAGTCACCGGCTGGCCGTCACGGCCCGCATGACGCGGCGTGAAAATGTAGTCGAGTGCGTTTTTGTCCGCACCCTTGAGCACATCCTTGGCCGCCAGTTCGCGCGCCAGCTTCAATGGCACGCCGGCCACCTGGGCCAGCTCGTTGAGGGGCCAGCGGCAGATGCCATATTCATCGCCATCATGCAGCACGCACATGATATCGACCCAAGCTCCACGCGCCGCCTCGGAACAGCGGCGTAGCTTGGAATTGATGCGCCAGTCAGCTGGGTAAAACTGGAATGATGGGCGCTTCATACGTGCTTCTCTGGATGCGATTCTGTGGCGTCGAGATCGCCGCGAACGGGGCGACGGACGACGGTGACAGGTTGCATCTTGCATGGGCCGCGATGATGCGCCGTGGCCACACTACAGGCGCTGGCAGCAGGCTTGCCCTGCAATGCCTGGCGCGTCGATGCCTTGATGGTGTAGGTGATGTTGTTGAGCTCGATATGTGCGAGCAGCAGGCTGGCGAAGTGCTTACGCATGTTACATTCCACGCCAGACTCTTCCAGGTCGAAGCCTGCGCGCTCACAGATCTGGTAGAAGGTGCCAGGCCCGGCCAGCAGCGTTTGCAGCACCAGGTAAGGACGGGAGCCGACATACGGCATCAAGCGCGCCGTCATAGCCGCACCTGTGTGGCCTGGGGCTTCATCGAAAACGCGGAGTATGTTATTCTTGGCATGTTCGTTTTAAGTAAGAGTTTCAGGAAGCCCGCCTTGTCCGCGGGCTTTTTTTCGTTTTCAGCGTTTGCTTGCGCTACATCTGGTGTACTTTTGAGGCAGCGCAGATCGGATACTTGCCTGCGCTGCCATCCTGTAGCTGTCGGGGGCTGCGCCCAGCTACGTCGGCGGATCGGACGTGTTCATGTACTTGTCCGCCGCCTCGCGCAGCTTGTTGGTGTCGCGATACAACTGCGAACTCGCTTTAGCCCGCGCTTGCCCCTCTGGCTGGGCCTTCGCTGCCAGGTTGGCTCTGTCGCTCAGGCGCCATACGCACACTGCCTGCAGTGCGTAATCCGCTGCCGTCGCGCGCTGCTCTTTTTTCATCCTGTCCCTCGTCTTTCTGCGCCGGCGCTATCGGCCGGCCTATCGGTCTGATTTCGTACATCGGTTCCGCCTCTATTCCGTTAAACCCGCATGTGCATTTTGGGGATGACGCCGAAGCTCGGGCGGCATGGCAGCAACTGGGACCGGCGGCGCGGGCCACCGTTGGGCCCTTCGCGGCGGCTGCCTGGTTGGCTACCATGACGTTGTTGGCGCGCCCAATGCAACAAGCTCTGGCGGGCTTGGTCGCTGCGCGTGACGCCAGCTGCGGCACATGCCTGCAAGATAGTTTTCTCTTCCTCGGGGTCGAGGTAGGTTTTCAACAGCTTCGTGCGGGTGGTGGTACTCATGGGTTTCCTTTTAAAAGTGGATCTGGACTACGGGTGGTGCGGTACTGCAAAAAAAGGCGAGGAATTCCTTCGTGCTACATTGCTATCTCCATAACAACAATTTGAAGGAACTCCCCATGACTTTTCCGATTGCTACAAATTTTGTTTCTATTGAGCTAAGCCCTCAGCAAACAGGGATCGGCCTAACTGTTTTTAAGGCCTCGGTGACACTGGAGAGCAACAGGGGGCCTATTCCTGAGCAGGTAACGTTCACGGTCGCTGTGAAGGCTGGGAATCGCAGCATTGTCGAAATTCACAAAGAGGCGATCAGTCGGGCGGCCTTAATACTGGCAAGCGTCAGTGGGCTTGGCCATCCACACCCAGAGGACGCTGTGGCGGCTTGGGGGCAATTGGCTGCAGATTTACCTCGAACGCAGATAAGCCAGCCTTAAAAGCAAGAGCGGCTGCCTCGGCTACATCTGATGGCCCCACTGCGAAGTGCGCACTGGAGTTCGCAATAACCTGCGTCAGCAGCATCACCAGCGCATCCCGGTCACGATCTGGAAACTGGCTGCCGCTGGCGCACACGGCGAGCTGGCCGCCAACTTGGCCACCAGCAACGTCTTCGCGATGCGGCGGACTCGCCAGGTGCGTACGGTTCGAGCCAAAGGGCATGCCTTCCACCTTGATCAGCACGCCGAACAGCTTGGCGACCAGGTGGACGGGGAGGACGCGCCAGCGCGCGTGGGTGGTGGTGTGATTCAAGGGGTGCTCTTTTCGATAAGGGTGGATGGTGAATTAATCGATGCCTTCTCAGGAAAACGGGATGGGTAAATTAGTTGAAGTTCATTGATCTCACCCGCAAACACGGAACAGATTTTTTCCGCCAGCGTTTTCGATGGCGTCTGGACCCCTCGCTCAATCCGACTCAGGTTCCCAACGTCGCTTTGCACTAAAGTCGCGAGGTGCTGAAGGGTGATGCCGCGATGGTCACGCGCTCGTCGCAATGGTGAGGTCATGTTGTTCTTTGTAAATTAGAAAATGCGTATTACGCACTTTACAGACAAAAATACTAATGCGCAAGACGCTTTGCGTGTTACGCAGTACGAACGGACAATTCCATCTATGGGTATCGGTAAAAAAATTAAGCAATTTCGAGAGGCTCGCCGGCTAACGCTGGCGGAAGTTGAAGCTCGCGCTGGCCTTTCTGATGGAAACCTATCGCGTATAGAGCGTGGCAAACAATGGATTACGGAGGAGAAGCTTGCCGCACTGGCCGATGTGCTTGGCGTTCGCACATACGAATTCTTTCTAGATGACAACTTGACATCAAATATCGAGCGGGCCGCGCTGCCACCCAGCAATGCTCATCTCGATACGGAGGCAAAAGAATGGCTTGAACTGAGGAAGTACCTTGGAAGCGATGATATAGCCGAATTTAAAGCGTTGATAACGGCCAGGCAAGAACGCAATATTAGACTGCTAGCCGAACTCAAAGGAACGACTTACAAGCCGCCGACAATCATACCTGCTGAAACTTGGATCGAATCTGGATCAAATGCAAAAAAACAAAGCTCTCAATCTTCCTGATTGGGGTGTTTTCATAGCTGCGCGAGATGATAAATATGAACTTTTTAGCAAAGTGGGTGATGGGTCTGCTATTGGTCGCAAGCCTTCCGGCAGTCGCTTCGGATTGGACGGTCATTGAGGCGAATGAGTTGGGGGTAACAGAGGTAGACAGGCAGAGTATCGCGGTCGTAGCGCCAGGAATACGAAGTGTATGGGTAAAGTACAATTTCCCAGAGCCCCAAATCTTAAACGAAGGATTTCCCGCTACTTATTCGATTGCATTAACCTTGCAATATATGGACTGCGAACGTAAATCCATGTCGGTCCAGCAAACCGCTTACTACTCCGACATGCAGCAGCAAAAGCAAGTTTCCTCGCAAAAATTTAAAACCCTTGATTACTCGGCAGTTGTCCCCGATACGATAGGGGAAGCCACGCACCGCGTAGCGTGCCAAACACCCCTCCCAAAGCCAAGAAAAAAGTAATTACACAGACGAGCTAACCCGCCACCGAGCGGGTTTTTTTTCGCCTGCCGGTTCCTATTCCAATAGTGTCTGCGACTAAATCTAGATAAATGCGCTTGACGCATTTATTGATAGTGCGTAATATGCATTTACGCAATGCGTATTGCGCATTTTTAAGAGGCAGCCATGACCAACACCCTCGCAACATCCTACATCACCACCAGCACCACTGCGGCCGACTTCGGCAACCAGTCCTTCATCCCACCAGCATTCCAGCCTGGCTTCATTCCTGCCGCCATCGGCGCCGCTTTTGCCAGTGGCATCTATGCCGGCATCATCCGCGGCGTGGATGGTGGTCCTGATCAGCACCTGGTGCTGGTTGAAGGGGAGGGCGTTGATTTGTCCTGGTCTGCCGCCGGTGCTTGGGCAGAGTCCGTGGGCGGTTCGTTGCCGACGCGCGCCGAGCAGGCGCTGCTGTTCGCCAACCTGAAAGACCAGTTCAAGTCGGATTGGTACTGGTCTGGTGAGCAGTACGGCCCCTCTGGCGCGTGGCATCAGTATTTCTACGATGGCCTCCAGCTCAACAACTTCCGCTCGTCCGAGGGCCGCGCCCGCGCCGTCCGCAGATTACCAATTTAATCCTTTATCCATTTCAGCATGAGATCCGCCATGACTCTCGAAAACATTGCCTCAGCGTTGCCTGGAAATGCGCAAAGCTCTCCGCCGGACCGCGTTCGGCGCGTTTCTCTCGCCATGCCAAGTAAGGCGCTCTGCCTCGTTGGTGCCACCTACAGCCTGGCCAATGGCCGTGGCGAACGGATTGCAATGGTTTCGGTTGTGCCTCAGGGGCTTGGCGCCACGCGTACTGCCGCCGCTCGCATGGCGTATTCGTCAGAAATGGTTGGCGCCATGCGTACTGCCAGCCTGGACTACGAGCTGCATGGTGCTGTATCGCCCGAAACCATCAGCCTGATGCGCCGATTGCTTGACGATATTGGTGCCGCATGAGCGCCAACGATTTCTTCTCGATGATCCGCCGCTGCGCTGGCGAAGCCCACGAGCATGCGCCAGGCTGCGCCGATGCGCGCGCGCACGCCTTTATCACTGAGCTGGCGGGATCGCTGCAGCACCACGACATCGTCGGCGCGACGCTGGTTTCAGGCCTGCTTGCAAGTGCACCAGTCGGTGGCCCGGAATGATGGCCTTCACCGTCACCGTGCGCAGCGGAGGGCGCTTGCTGACCTATCCAGCCATTGGCAGCGACAGCTGCGCCGTCCACATGGCCGCCCTGGATCGTTTCGGCGCCTGTTCCATCACCGTCAAACCAGCATAAGGAATTGCCATGCGCAAGATGATCACCCTGTTGCACATGTATCGCCATTTCCGTCGCCATGGCGCCGGCCAGTTTGGCGCTGCAATCAAGGCTGTACGCGTCTACCAGACTGGATTCTGATATGCCGCGCGCTGATCCGGACCGCGCCGCGCTGGAAATCGCACACCACGCGCTGCAGACCACCATGTCGCTCGACGACATGCTGAAGCAACGCCACTTTGAACTGATTTTGAAATGCCTCGCCCGCCGGCACATGCAGCGCCGCGCGCGCATGGATGTGAAAAAGCTACAAGCCAACGATCACGACTGATTTTAACCACGAGGAAAACCATGGAAATCAATACCCTAGCAGCACTTGCAAATAGCCCGGGCGCCATTGGCGCCGCATTTGGCGGCGGATTCTTCGCTGGCCTGATTAAAGTCGACGGCAAAGCATTCGCCCTGGTCGTGTCGCCAAAGTTGTTCGGTGAGTTCAAGGGCTGTTGGAGTGCATCGGATGAAAGCGTGCCAGGTACCGAAAGCTATGCCGATGGCTGGGCCAACACGAACGCCATGGCCGCTGCTGGCAGCGAACTGGCCAAGACGGTGCGCGGTAGTGTCATCGAAGGCTTTGATGACTGGTACATTCCGGCGCGCGACGAGTTGGAGCTGATCTATCGCAACTTCAAGCCGATGGCTCGGAAAAACTCCGCCTCGTTCCGTGATGGTGAAAACCCGAGCAGCATGCCCATGGGGCGGCACTACACGGAAGAGCGGCCGGCGCAGACCGGCGTGGCCGACTTCCGCGAAGGCGGTACGCAGGCGCTGGACGCGGTCTGGCACTGGTCCAGCACGCAGGCCGGCCCCTCTTACGCGTGGGATCAGGATTTCCTCTATGGCTACCAGTTCTACGGCTACCGCTCGTACGAGGGCCGCGCCCGCGCCGTCCGCAGATTGCCAATTTAACGATTTACCAATTTTCTTTCACTTCGAAAGCCCAGCATGAGCAAACAACAATTCATGGCCGAGAACCTGCAGAAAGGCGAGATCTACGCCGGCATGGTCCTCGGCAAGGACGGCGCCGCCGACTACCACCTGTTCCTGCAGCCTGGCGTGGCCACCGGCGTGACGTGGCAAGCGGCCATGGACTGGGCCAAGAAACTCGGCCACAGCCTGCCCACGCGCGCCGAGCAGGCGCTGTTGTTCGCTAACCTGAAGCACGAGTTCGAGCCGCGCTACTACTGGTCTGGCGAGCAGGCCGGCCCCTCTTACGCGTGGTTTCAGTATTTCCTCTATGGCGGCCAGTTCGGCAGCCTCCGCTCGTACGAGGGCCGCGCCCGCGCCGTCCGCAGATTAGAAATTTAATCCTTTAATCATTTCAACATGGCCAACCATACCGACCTGCCGATTTCCAAAGTTGCCTACGACCTGCTGGTCGTGGCGACAGAGCTGACCAAGAACATGCCGCGTGACTTCAAGGCATCGATTGGCAAGGAAATCCGCGACGAGTGCGTGCGCTTGACGGTGCTGATCTTCCGCGCGAACGTCGCGGGTGACAAAACACCGTACCTTGACAAGCTGCTCGAGCGCGCGCAGGTGATCGAGCTGCTGTTCCGGCTTTCCAAGGATCTGCGCTTTATCTCCGTCGCGCAGTATGCGCGGGCCATCGCACTGACCAGCATGATCGGCAAGCAGGCCGGCGGCTGGAAGAAATACACCGCATCGTCGCCTGCATCTTCCCGGTCAAGGCCGAGTTGACTGTGCGAATTTTTTAATCTGGTCGTGCCGCTGGCTCACAAGGCCACCGCTATGCGCACCACAGTAACCACCTGGCGGCGTCCAGGCAGGCCTGGCGCAGTTTCCCCACTGATCGGCATGGCCTTCGGTGGGGCGACGTAGATAGCACGAATTGACGCAGGCCGGCCCCTCTAACGCGTGGAATCAGAATTTCAACAATGGCAACCAGAACAACAACAACCGCTCGTACGAGGGCCGCGCCCGCGCCGTCCGCAGATCATCCCGATGCGGACTTCACGCTCGAGCAGCTGGCCGTCGCATATTTCGACTGCCGCCGCAGCAAACGCAATACCCCCAGCGCCCTGGTGTTTGAGCAGCACCTGGAACGCAACCTGATCGAACTGCACGACGAGCTGCAGGACGGCTCGTATAAGCCCGGTCGCTCGATTTGCTTCGTCGTCACGCGCCCGAAAGCACGCGAGGTGTGGGCGGCCGATTTCCGTGATCGCGTCGTGCACCACCTGCTGTACAACAAAATCTCGCCTCGCTTTTACGCTTCGTTCATCAAAGACACCTGCGCCTGCATCCCCGGGCGCGGCACGATGTACGCGGCCAAACGCCTCGAGGCGAAGATCCGCGGCGTCACGCAGAACTGGGCCCGGCCAGCGTTCTACCTCAAGTGCGACCTGGCCAACTTCTTCGTCGCCATCGACAAGGACGTGCTGCGTGGGCAGATCGCCGCGCGCGTCAGCGAGCCCTGGTGGCTGCGCCTGGCTGAAACGATCCTATTCCATGACCCACGCGAGAACTACCAGCTGCGCGGCGCACCCGAGCTGCTGGCGCGGGTACCGGCGCACAAGCGCTTGGTCAATCAGCCGGCGCACCTGGGGCTGCCGATTGGCAACTTGTCGTCGCAGTTCTTCGCCAACATCTACCTCGATGCGCTGGACCAGCATGCCAAGCACAAGATCGGCGCCCGGCACTATATCCGCTACGTCGATGACTTCCTGCTGCTGCACGAATCGCCGCAGTGGCTGGGTGCGGCGCTGGCCAACATCAACGAATTCCTGCCGCGCGTGCTCCACGCCAACCTCAATCCCAGCAAGACGATCCTGCAGCCCATCGCACGCGGCGTCGACTTCGTCGGCCAGGTTATCAAACCATGGCACAGCCGCACCCGGCGCCGCACCGTGCGCGAGGCGACAAGTCGTGTCGCAGGTATTGCTGCCGACGAGGTGTTTGCCACGGCAAACAGCTACTTTGGTCTGCTGCGCCAGGCGGGTAGCAGCCATGCAGACCGGGCAGCGCTGGCGCGCACGGTGCTGCGGCGCGGGCATTGCGTCAATCAGGCACTTACTAAAACTTATCGGAAATCCGCATGAAACGAGACAACTTCACCATGTCGCTCGACCTGGGCAGTGAGCTGCTCATCGACAACTTTGCCGGTGGTGGCGGGGCATCTGAGGGTATTGAGCAAGCATTCGGTCGCCCCGTCGATGTGGCCATCAACCACAATGGCGAGGCACTTGCCCTGCACGCTGCCAATCACCCGCACACCGCTCACTATCAAGAAGATGTGTTTGCGGTGCATCCTGGCTTCATTACCGGAAATCGGCCCATTGGCCTGGCGTGGTTCAGTCCTGATTGCAAGCACCATAGCAAGGCCAAAGGTGGCAAGCCGCGTGAAAAGAAGATCCGGGGTCTGGCCTGGGTGACGCTCAAGTGGGGCGCATTCCAGATGCCGCGTTGCATTGCCCTAGAAAACGTCGAGGAATTCCGCGACTGGGGGCCACTGGATGAGCAGGGCAATCCGATCGCCAGCGCCAAGGGGCGCACCTTCGACGCCTTCATTGACGCCCTGTCTACGGGCCTGGCGGCCGATCATCCAGACGTGCCTGAAATCTATGAAGCGTTGGGCGCCGACTTCCCGATGGAGCGCTTGTATCGTGGGCTAGGCTACAAGGTCGAATACAAGATCTTGCGCGCCTGCGATTTTGGCACCCCGACTATCCGGAAGCGACTGTTTGTCTTCGCCCGTCGTGACGGCTTGGCGATCCACTGGCCCACGCCCACGCACGGCAACCCGAAGCTGAAAGGCTTTGCCCAATCAGGCCTGAAACCATGGCTGACCGCCGCCGACTGTATCGACTGGTCGATTCCTTGCCCGAGCATTTTCACGCGCAAGAAGCCGCTGGTCGACAAGACGCTGGAGCGCGTCGCCAAGGGGGTCATGAAGTATATCGTCAATGCCGACACCCCCTTTATCGTGCCCGGTACCGGCGCGCCATTCCTGACGGAGCATGCGAACGGTTCGACCCAGCGCAATTTCAGCGTGGACGAGCCACTGCGTACCCAGTGCGCCGAAATCAAGGGCGGCCACTTCGCCTTGGTCAGTGCCATGCTGGCCAAGCACTATACCGGCGTGGTCGGGACGGCCGTTACCGTTCCCTTCGGTACCGTCACGACGTCCGACCACCATTCGGTGGTGGCCAGCACGATCATCAAGCTGCGCAACAACCAGTTCGGCCAGGATGTGCTCGAGCCAATCCCGACGCTGACCGCCGGCGGCGGCCATGTGGCGGAAGTGCGGGCCTTCCTGATCAAGTATTACAGCGAAGGTGGGCAGGATCAGTCGCTGACCGATCCGATGCACACGATCCCCACCAAGGACCGCATCGGACTGGTGACCATACGTGGCGAGGACTATGCCATCGTGGACATCGGCATGCGCATGCTGACGCCGCGCGAGCTGGCGCGCGCACAAGGCTTTCCAGAGACTTACATTCTTGACCTGATGCATAACGGCAAGCAGCTGTCGAAGGAAGCCCAGGTGCGCATGATTGGCAATAGCGTCTGCCCGCCATTGGCGCGCGCGCTGATCGCCGCCAACTTCAAACATGAACAACATTTTGCGAGGGCGGCATGAAAATCTATATTGCGGGCCCGATGACCGGTCGGCCGCAGTTCAACTACCCGGCATTTCACCAAGCGGCGGCGCTGCTGCGCGCGGCCGGCCATATCGTGATCAAACCGGCAGAAAATCCGTCGCCGACGTGCGGCAGCTGGCTGGGCTACATGCGAATGAGTGTAGCCCAGGTGGCCAGCGTCAACTGCCTGGTGATGCTGCCAGGCTGGCCGCTCAGCAAGGGCGCGCGCATCGAATATTTACTCGCCAAGCTGCTTGGGCTTGGTGTTACTTCACTGAAGAAAATGGGAGCATAAACATGACAGCCACAGAAACCGACATCCTGGCCAAGCTGGCAGAGGCAATCGAAAAAATACAACGCCCGGCGCTGCCGCTATCCGTTGACCTGTGGGACATGGAAATGCTGGGGCAATACTTCAAGCGAAATCCGCAGGTTGTACGCCAGAATATCGCGTGTCTCCCGAGCTTTCCAAAGGCGATCAGGCTGCCAACGAAAGCAAAATCGCATCCGCTGTACAGCGCCAAGGAAGTGGTCGAGTGGGCACAACGCCACCGAGACAAAAACTGAAGGTATGTGGCTGGCGAAGGATTACAGCTTCTTCGCCAGTTCTGCAGCCGTCTCATTGTAGTAGATTTGCAACATCGTCAAGTCTTTATGTCCGACCATGCGCGCCAATTCCAGCACATTGAGTTTCTTGGCCAGCCGCGTGATTGCTTCATGGCGAGTGTCGTGAAAGGTCATATCTCCTACACCTGCTGCACCTCGGGCCTTCCGGAATAGGGCATCGAGGCTTGCTGTTGAAACCCCGAAGCATGTGTCATTCCCAGTCGGAAGCAGCTCCAGCAATTCAATGGCGCGGCCCGACAGCGGAACGGACCGCTTGGTGCCGTTCTTCGTGCGCGGCAAATGCGCCACATTGTCCTCAATATCCCCCCAGGTGAGTCCGCATATTTCGCCGGCACGCATGGCTGTCTCGATAGCGAACAGGAAGGCGACCGCGATTGCTGACGACTTGGTCGTGACTTCTCCATCAAAACCCAGTGCCAGGCACAATCGTTCGATCTCGTCGTCGCTTATGCGCCTGTCGCGGGGCGGGGGATTTTTAGGACGGCGCACGTCGACGGTAGGGCTGGCGGAAATCCATTTCCATTCCCGGCGTGCAGTCGTGAAAACGTGCGACAGTAAATTCATGTCGCGATTTACGGTAGACCCAGCAACAGATAAGAGCCGATCATCGCGCCACTTGCCGAGAACGTCGGCCGTGACGTCGCACAGCTTCATCTCACCAAGGGGCACCTGATTGACAATGTGGCGGGCTATCGCGGCCAGTCGGATACCTTCCCAGCGTGCACCACGCTTGTGTGGCGAAACCTCGACACCGTATCTATCGAAGGCATCCTGGCACGTTTTATCGGTGTTTACACCCGTCTCAACCATGCGCCGCATCTGCGATTCGCGCTCAATAGCCCATGCCTGCGCCTCAGCTTTTGTGGGAAGGACTGCGGAATCGCGCACTCCTTTGACGGAAATCTGGACGCGCCAGCCGGTTTTCTGTTTTGTAATCGATGCCACTACCTAATCCCCCGAGGAAAACATGGGGACATTATGGGGATTTTTTGGGGAGTTGGTGCAGTTTATTAATCGCTTCGTATCGCAATTGCTAGCGCTTGACGAAAAGAAAAAAGGCGATAAATCCTTGATTCTATTGGATTTATCGCCTTTTATCGTGTACTGCAAAAATGTCTCTGAGTGCCCGGAGCCGGAATCGAACCGGCACGCCCTTACAGGCGGGAGATTTTAA